GAACTTGGCTGTGTAGTGCAGCTTGGTCGGGTCGCCCCACACTGACTGCTGCCAGTACTGGGCCAGCGTCTTGCCCGATCCGGTCGGACCATACAGGTTGATCGTCAGGCCACGCAGTCCGGTGAACGCATACAGCGGAGCCGACATCGACACGCACAGGGCAAACATCTGTGGGTACAGCTTGGCTTTTTCCAGCAGTGCGGTGAACTGCGCCCACTCGTCGAGCGTACCAGCCTGCACGAACATAGGCTCCACGAGACGTGACATGCCGGAGGCGAGCGCAACCGGCTCAGCCTCGACACCCGTAGCCGTAGCGCGGTACAGCGTGTCGCCCAGAAGGAACTGGCTATTGCCCTCCTTCCACCCCATCGTGGAGTACAGGTTGGTCATCGCCCGCAGGTTACGAAGCTCATCCATGTATGCGCGCAGCATGTTCTGAAACGCCTCTGTCTGTTTCTTATGAGCCAGCACGACGCCTTGGTCTGCGATAGCAACACCGAACTCGCGGTGCCCGTCTGCGAGGAAGGCTTGGCGAAACACCAAGGTCTGCCAGCCCACGTGTGGGCGCTTCCACCTGAACCGAACGACTTCATACCCTAGCGTCTCATCGCGCCCGTAGCTCACTGGGTATATGTCGAAGTTGCAGACGTCTATCTCAACCTCGTTAACGATTATCTTAATGCCAGTCGCAGCGCGCTTGTAGGGTTTGGGCAGCGGCACGGCTGTGGCCGCTGCATCGGGTGCATCCGCTGCGATAGCAACAGCTTGCGTCTCGATACCAAGGCGAGCCGGTGACCCGATCTGCTTGGCGAACTTACAGTCCTTGCAGCCCTGTGGCCGCTCAGCCTCGAACCGGGCGCATGTCGCCGGGCCTGTCGCCGCCGAACGCCACTGCTCCAGCTTACGGATCGTAGCCTCTGGCGTGAAGTCGGGGTGGTCTTTGCTCCACTCGATGGCTGTCGCTTCAGGGTCTTCGCAGTACGCAGCCACACCCATCAGGGCATACCACGTCGGCTCAGTCACATCCTTCTGCTGAGTTACAGCCCACTTAACCTGCGCGCACTTGGCGACGATGATGTCACGCTTGGCCGGTGGAAACTCGTGGCGTACAGCCAGTGCGTCTAAGAGCCCGGAGTTGCGGGGCTTAACCACCTTCGTGGTGATGTGCTGGTTGTAGGACGCGAGTGTTTCCGCAATAAGTTCTACGTTGACTGGCGGCGCGTCGATGAGGAGCCTGACTGTTGCGCCACCCTTGGGGTTAACCGTACCGACTGGCCGCAGGATGCGGGCGCTGTCAGCCGGGACCGCCATGTCGATCTCAAAGTTGTGCGCGGCCGCTGCCGCCTTCAGCCCGTTGGCGAGGGGTCGCCACTCGTCACTGGTCAGCTCGCGGTCGAGAACCCAGTACACGTGCAGGCCGTTGCCTGAGTGTACGATCATGGGCTTGGGCAGCTTCGCTACTGCGACAAAGGTCGCGATGGCGCGCAGCCCCTCTTTCCAGTCGGCATACGGCTTCGACGGGCCACAATCCACGTCGATGTACAATGCCTTGAGCGAGTGCACGTTTACCTGTCGGCGACCCTTCGCCTTGTCGAGGTAAGACGCGACGCCATAGTAGACGTTATTGCCACGCTTGCTGAGCTGGATAACCGCATCGGCCAGACGCTCGATGTCGTTGGTGAACGCATGGCGAATCCCGTCGCCTTCATTGATAACAACCGATGCGTAAAAACCTGACGACGGAAGGATGCGCCGAAGAAAGTCCAGCGTTTGCATGATGGCCCTACGCAATCGTGGTGGGGGAAAAGGGGGGACACGTCCCCCCTGTTGGCGCTATTCTACCGGCTTGCTATCGAGCAGGGCAAGCAACCGCTGGCAGCGTATCTCTGCGGGTAGGGCTACTACATCTGGAGTGGGCCATTGTTGTGCGCGGACCAGACCCATAAGTTTGCGCAACGTGTCACGAACACGCGACGCATTTGACGGCCTGATCGGCGTACCCTTCGTCCACTTAGTATATGTTAGGCGGGAGACGCCGAAGGCTTTCGCCATCTCCCCTTGTGTTATACCCAGATGACCGCGCAACGCCTCGATTTTGGCGAAGTCAACGGTGTTAGTCATCGACGCCCATATCGCCCAGCAGGTTAGCGATCTCGTCAGCAAGGCTGCCCGCATCCGCAGCCGGAGCGGGGGCAGGAGCCGCCTTCTTCGCAGCAGGCTTAGGCGCAGGAGCCACAGCCGCAGCAGGAGCCTCATCGGCAGGAGCCGACTTCGCGCCAAACCCACGCTTGGGCGCTTCAGTCTTGGGGGCTGGAGCAGGAGCAGGCGCAGCCTTTACCGGAGCCGGACGTGGAGTGGGAGCGGCCACAGGCTCAGGGCCAGTTGCCTCGCCGGTGATCTCCTTCACCTTGTCCGAACCGAACAGGTCATCGACCGCAGCCATCGTGTCTTCGTCGAGGAAGCCGCCGAAACCAAACTTCAGCTTGGGGAACGACGCGTCAGTGTCGAATGACACACGGGTACGAACGATCTCCGCTGCGATCCCACGCATGGAGAGTTCTTTCTGATAGGTGTTCAGCCCCTTGAGCGCAGCGGGCGTCACCTGCAACAGGTAGATCGGACCCGACGGGTCGTCGGCAGCCACAACTGCGAGACGCTTCAAGTCAGAGCAAGCCTTGATCTGCTGACCCATGGGAGTCACCTTGGAACCCCACGCGTTCTGCGGGCAGCCAGCGCAGATGTCGTTCTGCGGGTCGGTGCTCTCACCGTGCGGGCGGATACCATCCAGCGAGTAGCAATCGGGTGACGACGGCTCGCTGTCCGGGGTCCACTGCTTGGCGTAGAACGTCTTGGACAGGCGCGGGTTAGCGCCGACGATCACCACGTCCAGCGTGGTGCTATCCAGTACAGTCTCAGCACCACCTTCGATGATGCGGAACCGCGATCCCTTGATGGAGATGCGCGGGAAGTCAGCGCCGGAGGTCAGACCACCAGAGATGGACTGCGCCAGTACGGACGGCTGGCCGATACGCTTGGCGAGGTGGGCGGGGACTTGGATGTTAGCGGGTACGATGTTGCTCACGATGTTCTCCTATGCTTATGTTTACGGTAGCGAGGCTGAGGACCACTGGCCGGCGGACGTGATCTTCGCGGAACTTGGTCCGTTCGCACCAAGAACTTTACGCGCGGCAAACATGGTGACTAAGGTCGGGCTGACCTCAGACAAGTCTTTGCAGTACAGTACCCGGTTGTGTCCTCCGAGGATGTGGTTGACTTCCCGAATAAGCAGCCCGTTGTCGATCTGGGTAATTAGGAAGCCGCTTTCCGGCAGTGTCACACGCGGTGCGTCAAGCTCGCGGCGAACCGCTTCAGCAATTGTCTGTGCTAGCTTTTTTATCATCAGTCTTCCACCTTAGTTGCAGGCTTGCGGACGTTCACTTCCAACTTAGTCCCGTAGTTAACCCCGGCGGGCACCTCCTTGGTAGCATCGATGTACGAGCGCACCGCTGTCTTGCTGACGCGCTTCTCCAGCATATCGTACGCATCGTTGGTACGGATAAAGTCCAGCACCGCATCCCAGTCAGCGACGTTAGCAAAGTCCGTCGTCGTGATGAACGCCGTGCCATGTGGTGTCTTGAAGGACGTTACGCCCTGTTCGTCAGCGCGCACTTTCAGCCACGCCTCGAACTTCGCCATCTTATCCTTCAGTTCTTTGACGCGATCCTTAGCTTCCGCTTCGATGGCGTCCTTCTTGTACCGCAACTTTAAGTATGCAGCGATAACCTGATCGACGTTAGGTTCCATTCTTCCCTCTTGTCATGTCTTGGATCACTTCTAGGAGCAACCCTTGTAGCTTCTGCTTTCCACGTAGCCGGGCGTACAACCGCTTCTCGACGTTCGTACTCTCGATGTGGATCACGTTAGACACGTGCCGCTTGCCGATACGCTCGACGCGCCCGTTCGCCTGCACATACTGTTCGTTGCTGGCGATGGGTCCATACCACACCACGGTGCTGGCCGCTGTAAGGGTCAGCCCATGCGCCATCGTCGCAGGGTGCGCGATCAATACGCGTGGGTCGCGTTGGTTCTGGAAGTCGTTGAATATCTGATTACGCTTAGCGGCACTGACTGCGCCGTTAACTACGGCCACGGTCCAATGCTTACTTAACTCACGCTCCAGCATGTGCAGCGTGCCAGTCAGTGGCACGAACACAATGACCTTCTCGCCTGCCTCCTCTATGATTTCTTTGACCACGTTTACGCGAGGCG